GCTTCGGCTTCGCGGAGAATACTGATGATCTGTTCGTCGGAAAAACGCTTCTTCATGGGGATGTCCTCATGTGGCTTATGAAGACATTACTAACATCGGGGTGTACTAATCAACGGGGAGCAGGTCATACAGGCGTTAATAACTGCATTGCTTCCGCTGTTAACTGGCCTACGCCTCCGGTGGAGCAGGCCAGTTGATATCAGGAGCACTGGAGGTATCTACCGCCTCCAGCTCCTTGATGTAAGCTCGCCACTCAATTAGTTTTGCCTTATCTTCATCACTAATCGTGCCCAGCAGCAGGTCAGTCTGCCATCCCTGGGTTACTTCAGATGCCTCAGCGAGAAGCTGAGATTGCAGCTGCTGAGCAGCTGCAATTGCGGCGGCTTTGATTTCTTCTGGGGTCGGAGGTGGAATATCTTCCCACGCAGGAAGGCCATCAGACCCTGCAATCCGGCGCTTACTCCCATTCACTGTGCGAAAATATTCGTTAAAAACCTCATCACTGACGGCAACTGCATCGCCAAACTCTTCCGCTTTAAGCAATTGGCTACCGCTAGCAATAAACACATTCTGGCTTGAGCTGTAATAGTAATTAGTCATTTAAATTCTCCCGATCGCTATCCAGGTGCCAACTGTTGATTGGGCTATGAAGTTTTTGTCGCTTGAACGCCAGGAAGCAGAACGAATAGAGAACTGTGAACTGCTTACTTTGTTTGCTCCATACGCTGTGATAAAAGAGTAAATGCCCCCGGATGCTGTCCATCCTCCTGACTGCCCCTCACAAACAAGCACCTGATAATCCGAAAGCGCCAACCCCATCGTGATCAGTTGATAACCGTTACTGTCCGTCGTGAAGCTATCTCCCTGAATAACGATCCCGCCGGGTAACTTGATAACAAAAGCCGCACTTCCCGATGTTGAATAAGTAAAAGACGACATGTCCGGGATTTGGCTTGTCCCCGTTCCCACATCTTTTTTCGCAGCTGTTCCCAAACCAAGGTTTGAGAGAGCCTCTGCAATTGCTGCGGGCCCGTCTGCTTTGATATCTGCAAAAGGATGTGCGCGGCTTAACAGCAGCGCTTTCAGGGCAGTAAGTAACTGGTTATGTTTTGATTTATCCAGATTAACGCCGGTTGCTTCTACAACTCCCGCCAGTTCTTCCTGCAACATATCAAAATAATCGTTATCAAGATCTGTGGCCGGGGTTCCTGTCTGGGGGTTACCTGCAGTAAAGCCGTTCTTGCCCGCGCCGAATTTATCTTTCTGCGCAGTAGGTGTGTCAATGCGATGCATAATGTCTCCGGTTACGGATATTTGAATATTACGTAGGTATGGGACGGGCAAAGTTTGTTGATAACGCACTCGGCAACAGTATCGCCCCAGTAACGAATGGGCGTTTCGCAATTGTCTGAGCAGGTCATCCAGGTGGCGTCCGTTGAAGCAGGCATATTTACCTGCCAGTAATAACGCCATTCAGTTGAATAGGTCGCATCCATACACGACGACGTACAATTGAAAGGTCCCTTGTTATAGCGCGTGATAGTGGCGCCGGGCTTCCCCAGAGCGGCCAGTTGACGAAGATAGAAATCTTCGTTGATTCCTCCGGTAAGATTAACTTTTGCGTCCAGCCGTTGCTGTCGCTGCCGTAACGTCTGTGTGCCTGATGGTATGCATTCATCAGGCAGACCGCAGCACCGCTCCCATCGGTCAATAAGTTCTGTTGTGGTACGCGGATCAAGCTCCTGCATGAGTTCATCAGCACGCTGATGCACCCTGAGCAAAGAAGGCGCTACACCACTTATTGCAACATCGTCAACTGACCATGCAGGTCCGGGTGGAAGCAGCGCACTCAGTAACTGGACATAATCATCATTACTCACGCCCACGTTATTACCCCCAGTACAGCCAGTTCATTTTTTGCAACTGGCGTATCAACTGTTGGAGAAAGTAGCTTATGGCTGTACTCACCGGCAGCTATAGAAATCGCCTCGTTTGTACGGGATAGCTCAAGCGTCCCTTCCGGATAGCCGTCACGCAGCAGGAATGAACGAAGCTCGGCCTCAACTGCGGCGCGTATTTCAGGAGTATCCGGGTTCAGGTCAATGGTGTAGTTGACCGTTTTTGGCGTCCCCTTAAATACATAGAGGTCTGAGCCCGCTACGGGTGCCAACGGTTCAATATGTGCCTGAGCCGCAGCAACTGTTGCATCATCAAGAATCGGGTTAATCAGGTCGCTACTGGCAATCATAACGCCAACCGTTCCCGTCCCCATCCAGTGCCGGTAAGTCCACGCGCGTGTTACACCGGGCACTTCTTTTGCCCAGACAACATAATCACCGTCAGCGCCGCCTTGCGGGGTCCAGTAATAGCGTTCCAGGACACGGGCACGCCAGACATCAAGGTCTTCAATATCAAAACCGCCAGTGACCGTATCGGCCATGCCGCCGGAAGGAAGTCCGTTAACCGGCGTAACCAGTGAGAGCGCCTCACCATCATCCATATTTCCGGTTATACCTGTCATGCTGCAGACAACGGGTACACGAAGCACGCCACCGGCACTTGTTGCGTCTGCCTGAACGATGTACTGGACGAGATCGTCACGCTGAATTACCGATCCGGCGCTCACCTTCAGCCCGTTCGTTACGCCATCCCAGCGCATAAAACCTGAGGCGGCCACGGCATCTTTTCTCGGGCATCGCTTCATAGCAGCATGCCGATAAAGCCATGACTCATCGCACAGGTCAGGCAGCATATTCATCGCCAGATAATCGATATAGCCATAAACCGTATGCAGCGCCCCGGCATAAACCTTGGCCCTGACATCTTCATCCATGCGGCGAAGCTCATCATTGATGTCAAGGCGTGCAAAAAGGTCTGTGCGGATCATGCTGATGTTTTCGGCCAATGTTGGCCGCTGAAATTCACTGTCCGCCATTGGTGATTACACTCCACAGATCGTTAAAAGAAATCGTTACCGGACCATCCCGTCGCCAGAGAACAATCTTATTCCCCAGTTCATTAATACCGGTTCGCTGGATATCAATGTCGATACGAGATACCACACCGTCATCCAACATCCATTGAAGAGCTTCACGCAGATAGTTGCGCACGGTATTCACCAGGGCGTTCGTGAGCTTGCTCCGCTGGAGTAGCCACAATTTCGAACCATAACGGTCGTTCGCGACAACCGGCCAGGTATCGCCCCACCATCCCATCGGAACATCAGCGTTATCATCAGGATCGGCGCGGCGGTGGGTGAATAAAGAAATCACTACAGCGCGGGTGAGCGGATCAAGCTGAGAACCGGCGCTTACCCGTTTCCCATTTACCGTAAGCCAGAGTTCCATCACACCTCCATTTGTTTATCAGGTGTATCGGTGTTATTGCCCTGCCCGTTTTCTCTGTGTTTATGCCCGTTATAAGCAACACGCATCGCCGACATTGTCTGGCCAGAAGTATCACAGAGGTCTTTGATCTGGCCCGTTGACTCAATATCCATTTCAAAGCGGGCTTTAGGCGAGTTTTTAAACGTAATCACCTTGCCACCACCATCAACAACAATCCCGGCGCGTGTCAGCGTGACTGACTGCCCCTGGTCATCGTAGAGAGCAACCTCCCCCGTTTTGAGCCCCTTCATGCGATAGCGACGATCAGACACGGTGATCGCAACGGCGTGAGAACGGTCACCATCAGGAAACAAAACAACAGCCTCAGCCCCCGCTTGTGCACGAGAAGTGAAGCCATAGGGTTCAAGGTGCTCAATACCCGCCTTTTGCTGCCCAGCCAGTAACTCAACATCTATCATCTGGCACTTGGAAGCTGCGTTGATACTCTTCACAACAGCGCGTCCAATGAGTCCCAGAACCTGTCTCTGAAGGCTTTGCATTACTCCCATTAGAACGGGTCCTCTTTGACTTTGCGTTTTTTAGCACGCTTCTGACTGCTCTCTTCGGGCTCAGGAAGATAGGCATCCGGCGGCCCGACGCGTAACTCTGTCAGGGTGCCGTTATTGTCTTTAGTGAATGAGACTTCAGAGATGAGGAGTTCGCGGTTGTTGAAGCCGCAGATCGGATCGAAAACAATAACCCGCTGGTTTGGCTGCCACAGAGAACCATCCCCCTGTCGCCAGCCCCACACCGTGTACGTGGCTTCATCGGTACGTGCAGCGCGTTGTCGCGCCTCGAATTCGGCGCGCGCAATGCAACTGGCGCCAGTCGACTGCCCTGTTTGTTGTACTGCCATAGGGCGGTAACGGCCAATTGAGGCATCTGTTGTTTTTGCACGAAGAGCCGTCGTGGTAGCAGCACCAAAATCATCATCATTTCCGGCGCGCTGACCAGAAACCTGATAAGTGGAAAAACGTTCACGAATACTTTTTTCGGTATCACAGGAAATAACATTTTTTCCCAGCACCAGAGCTGTATGAGCGCGCGTGGTACCAATGCCGCCGATTACCAGCCTTCCACGCGGATCGTCGTAGGCCAGCGCCTGCTGCTGTCCAAGCATCTTGTTCAGGACTTCAATAACCGTTTCACCGTGGTCGGGTTGCACGCCGGGAATAACACCACCCGGCGCGCCAGCGTTTATCACCGCAATGCCAAAAGGTCTGGCAAGCGCCGAGGCAACCTGAACGAGTGATTGCCCATTGAATTGAGTCGGCTCAGCAGCACAATCAATCAGATCGGCGGTCAGACTACGCCCGCTAATTCCGACACTAATTGATCGCGCATCATAGCGAACCGGCGTTGCTTCAACCCAACCGGTAACCACCAGGTCAGCACCGATTAGAACTTCAACCTTGTCGCCGTTTTTAACCCTGGGCTGAAGTGACGCAACACCATCACCACCGGGCCACTGGCGGGTAATCTCTACACTAAAATCTCGGGCCAAACGCTCAATCCCGCAACCAATACGAATTGACGTCCAGCCCCCCCACTCATGACCGTTAACACGGAGAGTCACGTTATCGTTCATCGTACAGGAACCCTCAGCGGAGCTACCGGCACAAAGCCCGGGTGAGCCACAGCATTGCGCCTGACAATGTCAGACTCCCGTGAAGCGTTATCGAACCAGGTTGCCGCCAGAACCAGTGCAGGAGTTACCTCATCAGGCGTTCTGACAACGGTCTTTTGGGTCTGTATCAGGCGGTGTTTTATGTCGTTGTTAAGGTCAGACTTCACTCTGCGCAAAGCCAGAAACAAACGATCATCGGTCGTGCGGGATAGTTCTTTATCAATAGCAGTATTCAGCGTGTCACGGATATCGACCAGATCATCCCATGCAGGCACGTCGACAACTGTCGCTTCATTAGGAGCATTATTCAGCTCAGGATGAGTAACAGAAGGCCAGCCAGTGGACTGCTGGCTTTGCTCGCTTGTCGTGACAACTGGAGCAGGTAACGTCGTGACAGCATAAGCCGCTTCGCTTATTGCTGTTGTGCGAACCGCGCTGGCAACATAATTACTTTGCTGTTTCTGGCTCTGCGTCGTCTTGCTGTCCGTTTTCCATACGCCACGCGGTGCCAGATCACTCCCCATGGAGATACCTGAAAAGTTTTTAATCATTGTGAACAGGTCGCTGGCATTACCAGAGAGCCGATTCCCCGAACGCCACATTGCCTGCAACTGGTCAACGAAGCCCTTGCCTGAAGATGGCGGCGGGAGCAGAACAGAGATATCCCCCTGCATTAGCCGTGCGGCGGCGGAAATACCAGAATCGACCATCGCCATTTTGTCAGAGACATAGCCCAGCATGCTGGTCGCATCGTCAATCACACCGTTCTGGACGAAATCAGGCATTCCGTCCATGCCAAACTGGTCGAAGTTATCGCTGACGCAGTCATCAAGAGCAGAGCAGGAAGAAACCAGCGTGTTGGCCGTAGCGGCCCCTGATGTCGGATAAGTAAGTTCACCAGCCTCAACAAAACGAAGATCAAAGCGCACCATGCGCCCTTCACTGCTCGATGAACTCACGTTAATTTCGCCATCGACGCAAACGCTCATCTCGCCATATGCTGGATGGATAAGGGTTCCCGGCCCCGGCTTATTGAGAGCCTCAATTAGTCTGTCACGTTGCTCATAGCAGTCATCGCCGATGACATACCCAGAAAATTTAGGTCTTGAAGTTGCTTTGCCCAGGTCTTCCGTATAGGGCTTATTACGGTTCACAAATTCGTGTGTTTCGACGCGCCGCCCAGCGGTTAGACTCTCGTCTTCAGTTTTGAACGGAACGCCACGAAACGACGCATCCACCAGCCGATCTTTCCACGCCATATAAACTCCGGGCATAAAAAAACCCGCCGAAGCGGGTTGAAGAGATAGAATTAATTATCGCAGAAAAACATCTATTGAATATATGTCGCCAATCTTTAAAAATTTCGATTCACTTTTACTGTCAATCGACTCAAAGCTATTAACACTTGAAAACTTCTTCATCTTATTTTCAAATATAGCTTCATCGACACCGGAAAGATATTTAAAAGCCCTGCCAGCTAAAACAGCATTACTGAGTTTTTGAGTGTTTCCGTTATCCTTATAGAACCATATTTTAACTCTTTCCGTACATGGAGGCTGGTATAGCGTCAGATAGAACTGAGGTTCATACTTACTTTCTACATCATCACTTAATGCCTCTTCAGTGGATAACTCTTTTCTGAATTCGTATTGTTTTTTGATAATACCATTTTCTTTAATAGAATTTACGCGAACAGGCTCTTTCCCAAGCGAATCAATGAATTCGGACTCGTTGAAGTCGAGCCTACACTCTTCTGCATTTACTCCAAAAGAAATTAATACCATTAAAAATAATATCATTGAGCGCATGACCACTCCTAATATGTAAATATCCAAGAATGGTAATGTTATATCACCTTTTAAGCATAAGCTACGAAATGATTTGAGTGTTGCCTACCCGCCCATGCCAGTTCTACCAATTCTGGTATAACCAACATCGGTACTCACGTTGATGCCTCTGGATTTCGACTCTGTCACTGTTGTTCCAGGTTGAGCACCTTTTAGCTCAACAACAACTCTGGCCTCTGGCTGTGAAGGTGTCCCCTGATTAATCTGATAAGGGTTATAGCCACTGCTAGCAACACCAGTACCATAAGCACCGTAACCACCAGCGCCCCACTGCGCAGCGTTAGCAGCAGCAACAGTGTCACTGGCTCCATCAGAGAACCATTCAATAATAGGTTTGAGCTTATTCCACATATCCTGGAACCACTTAACAACTGGTCCCCAGTTATTGATGATCAATCCTAGTGGTGTCCAACCAAAGACTGTTTTCATCAACTCCCATCCGACTTGGAAATATGGCCCAATCTTATCCCACATTTCTTTAAACCACGGGCCTACCGTACTCCAGTTGGCAATGATATAACCTGCAGCCATTGCAATAAGTCTGAACAATATCCCCCACGGGGACATTGATATAGTCTTACTCACCAAACCTAAAGCAAAGTTAACTCCCATAAACCCAAGCTTTAAAGCAGCAAGACCAGCAACAAGGCCGACTACTCCCCTGATTACATCAGGATTTTTCTCGGCAAAGTTAGAAAATTTTTCCCCGAGGTCACCAAGCCAAGTAACAATCTGTTTAGTGTCCGATGAAAAAGCACCACCTATAGCTGCGAGTCCATTTGTAGCGGTCCCTGTCATTGCTTCCCAAAGATTTGCCAAGGTTCCAAGCTGTGCCTCAACACGTTTGTTTAGGCTGGCTTGCTTGTTCATTTTTTGTTGAACCTGGTCATAGCCGTCTTTACCCTTATCTATAAGGGCGTTAACTACCTGGAGTGTTTCCGCATCATCACCAAACAGGGCTTTTAACACTCCTGTTCGCTTCACATCAGTTAATTTTCTGAGTTTCGATAACTGCGTAAACATTTTATCA